GGATCCTTAAGAACTTTCTGTATTAGGTCTCTCAGTCCCTCATTTTTTTTCTTTGGTTTGTAAGACGTCATAGTTGGTTTGTTACCCTTACCAACTTTGGGGTCTTTTTTTTCTGCAGCTCTTTTTTGAGCACAAGCGGATTTTTTCTGAGCATCAGTCATTTTTGACGCCACACCCGCGGCTCTACATTTAGGATAACCTTTTGATTCTCCTTCAGGACGACCACAAGGTGGATGACCTCCACCCTCTTTTTTTCTACAAATATTAACCCATGGTCCTTTTGGTTGTTTGGAACCTTTCGGTTTTTTTTTCGTACCGAACCAAACTGCTAAATCTTCATTTAACATTTTTTCAAGAAATTCTTGTGAGTTATTTGACATATTTTTTCTTTTTCTTATATATAAATACAATGGACAATTCGTTTATACTTTTTGATAGAATTCAGATAAAAGAAGATTCTCATTTTGAATCTTTTATCGGTGACTTGACTGAGGAACAATCTTTATACATAATTAGATTAGCTATTAATGCTGCATTGAGTAAAGGTTTATATTCTTTGGAAGAATCAGAGATTCTTTCCAAATCCATAAGAATACTTAATCGAACTGATTTGAATCAGAATAATACAGGGTCGTAGGACCCATTTTTTTTGCATTAGAGTGATGAACAAGAACGAAATGAGTAAACGTATAGTTGAGGGTGAATACTTCCTTACAACAGTTGTTAGGAATGGACATCGACCTTATTATGGGGATAAATATGAACAACTCAGAACTGAGGTCGAAGTTTTAAGGTGTTTGTATTTTGGAAATGAGTCTCCGTATTGTAAACCAAAGTATAGAAAATAAAAAAGGGGACCGAAGTCCCCTTTGATAAAGTGTTTTGAGATATTATCTCAATTCTCTCAAGTCGAATGTTCTAACACCATCAACTGTGATTCTACCGTAGAAACGGTTGTTCACCATCTTCTTAGCGTATCTTGTCATGATACCCTTGATCGGGGTGAAGTTGAATGGGTTATACATCGTTGGAGTGAGTTGTAGAGGTACATACGGAGCGTAAATGTAACCTGTATCAAGTAATGATGTACCTTTGTGTCCTAACAACACCTGGTTTGCAGGGAAGTAAGGGTCACGGTAAACTTGATATCTACCAGCCAATGTTCCAACTCTTTCAATACCCATGTTGTATTGGTCTTGCTCGGGAGCTGCGTTAGACACGTGGAAGTACTCCAAGTCGTCGAAGATAGCAGATACCTCAGAAGAGACAACAATCCAGTTTGCTCCACCTCTCAAAGTTGATTTGTGGATTTGAGCTGAGATTTGGTTGATTGCAGTGATAAGAGTTTGGTTCCAGTCCTTCTGAGTGTAAGGAGTTGTACCAGCGTTAAATCTCTTCCATCCGTTGTAGTCCCAACGAAGGTTCCAAGATGCTGCTTTTCTCAAGTCTCTTAAGATTTCGCGGTCGATTTCAGCAGCCACTTGCTCAGACAACAAAGCTGTCAATTCAGCTTCAGCGTCGATGTTGTGGAATGCTGCAACGTCTTGCGCCATTTCTGGAGACCATTGAGCTCTAAGTTTTCTTTCAGTAACCGATACAGTAACAGACTGAAGGTCGAAAGAAACTTCACCAATCTTATCTTCGAATTCAAGACTCTTGTAAATTCTGTATGTTGCCAAGAATGCGTTATTAACAGCGTCGCTAGATGTAAAAGTTGAGCCAGTGTATCCGTCAAGTGAAGAATCTCCACAATCGATACAAACTGGAACTTGCAAATCGACTTCAAGGTAAATTCTACCAGTTTGGTCACAAACATCGTAATAAGTACCACCACCAGTTCTACTTTGTGGGAACGCTAAAGATGTATCAGTACCATATTGTACAATTCCTTTACCATATTTCTGAGTAACAACTCTGAACAAGTAATTGTTATTTGTATTACCTGAAGTTGTTGTGTTAGTTGCAACACCACGAATTTGAAGGTCAGTCAAGAATTCTTCAGTATCCATAGGGTTACCGTTTGGTCCAATTAATTGACCAGCACCATCGCTTTGGAAACCTGTCAATTCAAGTAAAACTTTTCTGTAATTTCCTAATGTATAAGCAGTCGCAACTAAAGAATCACCAGTCCAAGCAACAGTTGTTACCCCACCAGGGATTGCAGAACCAGTTGCACCAATCGTAACACCTGGAGTTAAAGCAGAGAATGAACCTTTAGAGTAGTCGTAAAGACCTGGAGGGTCCAAAGCTGGTTCATTACCTTCGTAGAATCTATCGTAAAGGTCTTTAGTGTTGTTGTAGTCGTAACCAGCATTCGGTGTTTGACCTGCATTTGCATTTGGTGAACCAAAAGGTGCATAGTGCTCGTTAAATGCTGGGTCTTGGTAAGACTGGATGTTTGGTACGAAATAGAACAACTTACCGATAGGTAGGTTCATTGCTTGTACAGAAACGATGTCGTTAGCCAAAAGCTTAGAGAATACTCTTCGTACGATTGGAAATACAACAGTTTCAAACGCACCGGTATCAGCAGTTGATGATGCTTCGTTAATCAAATATGACGCTTGGTTTTCATATAACTGCGCGATATTTTCTTTTAGGTGTCCGTTAAGCCCGTCAAGGAAACCTAACTTGTCCCATTTGTTAATTGTGTCTTCTTTGATAACTTTAAGGTGCTTAAGACCGATGTTACCAACAAGACCACTTTCTAATAATGCTCCCATTTTTGTTTTTTGTTTTTAGGATTTTTATTTATTTTTTACAATTTAGACATTAAATCCTTAATTCTTAAGAACTGAGGGTTTTCATATGTCTTTGACTCAATAAGGGTTGTTGCTGAACCCGAAGTTTTATTCGAATTCAATTGTCTTTCAACACTCTCTGAAATATTTTTAGTTTCAGTGTGAGAAAGTTCATCCTTAACAGTCTTGTAGAGTTGCTTTGATTCTTTAAGAGATTCTACCGAATCAAATCTTCTCAAGATATTTATTTTTTCTTTTTTGGTAGTGGAATGTTCTGTGAACAATCTTGTAGCATAAGCTAAATTAGAATTGAATACAGCAACTTCATTTAATTTTTCTCTGAAAACATTCAAAGCTTTTCTGTACTCTTCATTTTTTTCTCTGAGCATTTTTAACTCAGCGTCAATTGATTCTACTTTAACGCCATTATTACCATAAACATAATTTCTATTGTTTGTGATACCTTTTCTTAATCCTCTACCTTCTTTAGACCCCATTCCATAAGTTCTAGCAGCTTCTTTTGTTTCTTCTTTGGTTTCATAGTCTTTTTTTCCAGGTTGTGTTTTAGATTTGTCACCTTTGTTTCCTCCGAATTTACCTTCGTAGTCTTTGAAGTGCCCTTCTTTACTTTCTCCAGCTTTCTTTTCCACACCGTCTACTTTTTTACGCTTGTATTCGTGTTTCTTAGAGCCGAAGTCATTCCCTTCTTCCATTTCACCTTCTTTGAACTCAAATTTTGCTTTACCAGTACCCATAGTTTTAGGGCCAGCCTTTTTGTGGTCGTCAAATCCTTTTTTAGGTAAAGTACTATCGTACTTAAACTTAGGATGACCCATTCCAACGCCTTTTGGTTTTACAGTCATTTTAGCTTCGGTCAGGTCGTAATCTTCAGAAGCCATCTCGTATTCCATCATGTCCGAATCTTCTTCATCCATCATTTCCTCGAGTTCTTCTTCCATTTCTTCCTCATCCATTTCTATTTCATACATGATTTCATCTTCCGAATTATCTTTTCTTGAAGAATAAAGAGCTTCTATAACAGCGTCTAAATCTGCATCTTCTTGCATATCTAGTTCTGAGAAATCCATTTCATCTTCCATCATGTCTTCACCTTCCATCATTTCGTCCTCTTCTTCCATCATTTCATCTTCTTCTTCCATTTCGGATTCTTCAAGTTTAACGATGTATTCAGTGTCCTCACTTTCGTCGGTTAGATGAATTTCATCTCCGTCTTTAACAACAACGATTCCATCTTCTGGTCCCATTGCTTTGAAAGCTTTGATTACTTCTTCATCAGTCATGTCGGTCATGTCAATAGTGTCTTCCATATCATCGAAATCCATATCTTCCATTCCCATATCTAATTCTTCAGAGTCTTCCATATCCTCTACCTCGCCACCCATGTCTAACATGTCTAACTCGGTATCGAACTCAACCTCATCATCTTCTTGTTCAGAAAGAGATTCCTTTACTAACTGACTGATTTCTTCCTTCATAGTAGAAGCAAGTATTCCTTTTGCGTTTTCGGCAATTACCTCTTCAACGTTTTTCATTTGAATGAGTGCCTCTTCAACTAAATTTTTAGTTTCTTGCATGTAAATTGTTTTCATAATAAATAGTTATCAAAACAAAAAAATCCGTTAATACCTCTTTCATAGTGAAAAAGATATTGACGGAAATAAAAAAAGGTGGGTTTCCCCACCTTTAAATGCTTATTCGATTACCTCATCGATTTTACTTTCGACCACCGATACTATTCGCCAGTCGTGTTGAAACCCGGTATACTTTTTAGTAACCTTTGCTTCTACATCAGTGACTGAGAACCCATTAACGAGTTTTTCTTCTCTGATTTTTTTAACACGACCCGAGTTTTCATCTGGTAAATCATAAACGACTTTAGCAACGAAGAATTTTTCATCCATAATAAATAAATTAATAATTAACGATTTAAATAATCGGATAATTTTTTCATTAAGTCAACTGATTTGCCCATTCCAGAGTCAGAAATTTTTTGTTTTCTTTCTTCTTCAAGGTTTTCTTCATACATACTTCTTTCCTCAGGGCTACCAAAAAGGTACGCTCCAGGAGTTGATGGTGATGAAACGAGGTCAAAACAAATTAATTCAAAATCATCTTGAACTTCATTTTGTTCACCAATTTTTTTCAATGAACCTACCCCACGAGAAGAAACCCCCATTGTTACGCCTTGTCTTATAAGATTTGCGGCAATATCTCCTTTGGTTGACACAATTCCACTTTCATGAAAGCCTGGAGAAGTCAACAGTTTCAATTTACCCATAAGGATATTTCCATCCCACCATACGTCAGTGATAATGTGAGAAACTCTATCCAAATCAATTAGAGAAGATTCTGGGTGGTTAAGTTCAGAAGTTGATAATCCCTTTTTAATTGCATTTTTATATCTATCTGCTTCACGTTTTAAAATTTTTTCTGGATATACTCTACCATTACGGTTGGGCACACCATATTTTTGAAGCACTGCGTAAAACTCAAATGGATTTCTGTAATCTATTTCCTTTTTACCCTCTAGTATGGATTCGTTTAATCGGTCTTTTGGTGATACATATCCAGCATCCATTTCAATCAGAATGCCTTTTCCAATATCTTTAGGACCTAAAATCGGTAAATCTTTCATTATATCTTTTAAAGATAAATATAATACTAGTTGAATGTTTTTAGATTCAACTTGTCTTTACTAGAACTAAAAGTAAAATAATCGTTTTTTATGATGCAATCTTTATAAATTTCTTTGATAATTTTTTTTACAAATTCTTTTAATTGTGAACCTTTAAAATCCATTTCTTGTTTTGTAAAAAGATTAATTTCAAGATTCATAAATGATTTTTTATTTACTTGAATTCCACTAGTTCGCAGGTCCAAATCAACTATAAATTTTTCTGAAAAAAAATCTGAATTGATACTTTGGTAAACAGAATGTTTAATATTTCTAGATAAGTTTCCAACAACTCGTTCCCAGTTTTCGGATTCTTGAACTGGGCAGACCCAAGTTTGTAAGTTTATGTATAGAGATTTAAGGTTTTTTGAATCGACAGTGCCAAAAGATGTTTTTAGAGATTCGTATTGATTAAGCTTAACCGTCTTACCTTTTTTCATTAATATAGAAGTTGAATATGGTTTATTTTTATGAAAAAATAACAAACTTTTCAACATTTCCAAATATTTCTATTATATGCTAATAGTCCAGGTAAATCAAAACATTGAAAAAGCTTTAAAGTTACTTAAGTCTAAAGTCATTAAAACTAGACAAAACCAAAAATTAAATTCTAAGAAAGAATTCGTTAAGAAATCTGAAAAAAAAAGAACTTCAAAAATTAAGGCTGAATATATTCAAACACTTAAGAATCAAGAAGAATAGATTCTTCTAGTTTTTTTAGACGAACATAACTAATTTGGTCAAACTTTTCGATTTCAATTTTTCCGATTGTTTCACTGATTTTTGACTTTAAATCCATATCG